GGAAGAGCCGCTGTTCTCGCTGCTGCCCTACCTCGACGTCGTCGGCCGCACCTTCGCCTACAACCGCGAGACGACCATCCCCGCCGGCGTCTTCTTCAACCCGGGCGACACATGGACAGAGGCCACACCCACCGTCACCCGCGTCAGCACCGACCTCAAGATCGCCGGCAAGGACGCCGACGTCGACAACTTCCTCGCAGCCACACGCCGCGACGTCAACGACGTCGAAGCGGAGGTCATCGGCAAGACGGTCAAGGGCGTCGCCCGCACTGTCAAGAACGAGTGGATCTACGGCGACGTCGACAACAACGCCAAGGGCTTCGACGGACTGCACGCCATCATCGGCCCCGACGAAGCCGCACAGGAAGTCCAGGCCGGCTCCGGCACCGCAGGCGGCCCCGGCACGTTCGAGAAGCTGCACCAGACCATCGACCTGGTCAAGGCCCCCGGAACCAAAATCCTGATGATGTCACGCCGCTCCCGCCGCCAGATCAGCACGCTCTCACGCTCGCAGGGCTGGGAACTCGCCACCGCGCCAGGGCTCGGCTCGATCGGCATGCCCATCAACATGTTCGCCGGCCTGCCCATCTTCATCAACGACTTCATTACCGACACCGAAGACGTCGTCGACGGCGGCTTCGGCGGCAGGACCGGCGACGACGCCACGTCCATCTTCTGCATCGCGCTCGGTGAAGAGAGCGTCCACGGCCTGCAGAACGGCACGCTCGAGGTCGTCCGCATCGGCGACCTCGAGAACAAAGACGCCACCCGAAACCGCGTCAAGTGGTACAACTCGATCGCGTGCCTCTCGACGCTCGGCGTCGCGCGCCTCTCCGGCGTCGACACACAGCCCTGGACCAACGCCTAGGAGGACCGCATGGCGACACCACACACACTCCCAGAACCCGGCGCGCCGGGTGACAACGACTCGAAGAACACCGGCCTTACCCGGCCGCCCGTCTGGTGCAACGCGCGCGCATGCCAGCGTCCGCGCGTCCCCACCGCCGAGGGGCGCTGCTCGTCCTGCGGCGACGACCTGTCGAACAAGCTGCCGCCGCAGCCAACGCCCGAACCCACACACACGCGCGCCAGTAAGGACGTCTAACCCATGGCCCTAACCGAAGCCTCCCCGCGAAACCGCACGATCCTAAGCGCAGCCGGCCGGGTCAAAGTCACACTGTCCGGCACCGTCGCAGCAGGCGACGCGATCGGCTACGCATCCGGATGGAAGCGCGCGCTCGCAACCGTCGGCACCGCCATACAGACCAAGCTCATCGCGCTCGAACCCGGCGTCTCCGGCAACGTCATCGACGCCGCGATCGGGCCCGTCGAAATAAGCGGCTTCACCTCCGGCACACCAGGCGGCCTCGTTTACAACGAGGAAGGCGCGGGCGTCGGCGGCGGCTACACAGAGACCGCACCATCGACGACAGGCGACGTCAACACCATCATCGGCCACATCGTCGCCGCAGACCGCATCATCCTCGAACCGTCCGTCCGGGCCGGCAGCACCGCATAGGCAGCGGCCCCGCATGGCCGCACTCTCATTCCCCGCGTCACTCAAAACCCGCGACCGCGCGCGCATGGCCGCGTACAAGAAGGCGCTCGACTTCTTCGACGGCAAACAGTGGTTCGGCGCCCGCGCCGTCCCGCCCACGACACGACGCCTGACCATCAACTACGCCAGGTCCTTCGCGTCGAAGGCCGCAGCCGCCACGCTCAAGGGCCGCACGAACATCGTCAACGCAGACGACCCGAACGCCGACGCCATCGAGACCTACCTCGCGCAGGTGCACGAGCAGAACGCGCTCGACGCCCTCGACTTCGACACGGAGCTCGACGCCGCGGTCATGGGCGACGGCGTCTACAAGGTCTGGTGGGCTGTACCCGAGAACCGCGTCCGCGTCTCAGCGCCCGACGCGTCCGGCGTGTTCGCCTGGCACTGGCCCGACGACGTGCAGCGCCTGATGAAAGTCGCACACCAGTACTCGCTCGACGCCGACGGCACGGAGCTCGCGCTCGGCCTCGCGCCGCAGCGCACCAACACGATCACCGAAGTCTGGACGACAGAGCTGTTCGAACGCTGGCACAACGACCACCTGGTCGACGCCGGCCCGAACACGCTCGGCTTCATCCCTTACGTCGTCTTCCCCAACGTGCGCGACCCGAAGAAGTTCTGGGGCACGTCCGACTACGCCGTCCTGTACGAACCCTTCGACGAACTCAACCGCGAAGTCACCCAGCTCTCGACGATCATGGAGCTCAGCGGCAACCCGATCGCCGCGCTGTCCGGCGTCAAAGAAAGCACCGACATCGCCGTCCGACCGGGCGCCATCTGGGACCTCCCGGCCGAGGCGCGCGCCGACGTGATCGACATGCTGAAGAGCGGCGCTGCCACCCAGCACCTCGCCTACCTCAGCGCCATCTACCGCATCCTTCACGACATCGGCGAGACGCCGCGCGCGGCCTTCGGCGACACCGGCGGCGCGGACCTGTCCGGCGTCGCGCTCGAGCTCGAGCTCGACCCGTTCGTCAAGAAGATCGAACGCAAGCGCCTCATCCGCCGCCAGGCCTACCGCGACCGCAACGAAATGATTCTCGCGCTGTCCGACAAGTTCGCCGGCACATCGTTCGGCCGGCCTAACATGTCCGTAGCGTTCGGCAGCGTCCTGCCCACCGACCGCGACCGTGAAGTCGCCAACGAGCTCGCCATGGTGGCCGGCAACGTGCACTCCGCGCGACACGCAGCCGACGCGCTCGGCAGCGTCGACGACCCCGACGCCGAGTTCAAGCGCCGCGTCGAGGAGCTGATGCAGATCCCCGCCACCAACGCACCGCCCGCGGCGCCCGTCCAGCCCAACCGCTCAGCGTGACCGCGCCGAAGCGCCTGCGCCCCTACCAGCTGCCCGTCGCCCGCGCCGTCACCGACAGCGTCCGGCAGCAACGAGGCCTTCGCTTCGTCTGCCGCATGTCGCGACAGGCCGGCAAGAACGAAACCTCCGCGCAAATCGAAGCGGGCCTCCTCGCAATGGGCGACGCCGGCGTCCTGCCCGCCGACACGCCATCGATCGTCAAGGCCGCGCCCACCCTCACACCGCAGGTCAAGCGCTCGCTCTCGCGTCTCACCGCCACGCTCAGCGCACGCAACATCCCCTTCGAGAAGACCGACCAGGTCGTCCACCTCGGCGACGCGTGGGCGTCGTTCGCCTCAGGCGAACCGAACGCCAACGTCGTGGGCGACACCGCCGGCCTGCTCCTCGAAATCGACGAGGCGCAGGACTTCGACATCGACACGTACGACGTCAAGTTCGCCCCGATGTGCGCAGCGTTCAACGCCACACGCGTCCTCTGGGGCACCGCATGGTCGGACGTCGACCTACTCGAACGCGAACGACAGGCGGCACTGCAGGAGCAGCAGCGCGACGGCGTCCGCCGCGTCTTCGACGTCGAGTGGCGCGAAGTCGCGCGCTACCTCCCGGCGTACTGCGCGTTCGTCGAAGCCGAACGTCTCAGGCTCGGCCCCGACCATCCGCACTTCGTCACGCAGTACGAACTCCGCACGCTCGCCGGCGAAGGGAAGCTCTTCTCACCCGACGCGCTGGCGCAGCTCGCCGGCACCCACGCACGCAACGTCACGCCCCCGAAGACAGCCCGCCTCATCGCAGGCCTCGACCTCGCAGGAGCAGCGGACAGCGGCGCCACCTCGCACGACCGCACGGTCCTCACGCTCGGCACGGTGACCGGTCCCTCGCAAGCCGACCCGATCCAGGCCAACCACGCCGCGGTGCTGCATCACATCACATGGATCGGCGAACCACACGAGCGCCTGTTGCCCCAGCTACGCGACATCCTGTCGAACACATGGCCCGTCGACAAGCTCGCCGTCGACGCCACCGGGCTCGGCACCACGATCGCCCGCGTGCTCACGCAAGCGCTCGGCGTAGACGTCGTCGACGCGGTCACCTTCACCCGCAAGTCGAAGTCCGAGCTGGGCTTCGACCTGATGGAGACAACGGCGACAGGCCGGCTCAAGGTCTACACCAGCGACGGCACACCCGACGCCGTCACCATGTGGGACGAAGCGGCCCGCTGCCGTCGCCAGCTCCTGCCCGGTCAGCTCATCAACTGGTACGTCCCCGAGGACGAAGGCCACGACGACTACGTCAGCTCACTCGCCTTGTTCGTGCACGCAGCGAACGCATGGGAGAACCGCGTCGCGCGCGGCCGCAGACCGTAGTACAATCAACACACGCGTCCCTCCCATGACGCGCTCCTTTCAACGGCGGTCGGTGAGCAGCACACCGGCCGCCCACCCCTAAACCGTCGACCACCCAGTGTAGACACAACGTCTCGGCCGCTTTATAGTGTCTACACAGCGATCGGAGGACAAATGGCCGGCCGACGAATGGAATGCTGGGGCTGCACCGGCAACCGCAAGAACCGCTGCGCCAACACCGTCGTCAGCGCGTACGTCCGGCTCGGCAACCCCGCGAAGTGGACGAAGCTCGGCGAAGTCTGCATCGACTGCGGCAAGCTCACCTTCCTAAACCCGCCCCTCGAACAGAAGCCCACACCAAAGAAGCGCACCCGCCCCTAGCCATCGCACCACGCGCGCCACGGCGGGACGGCCTCGCTGCGCAACGTACCCCACCCCTCCACGCCAGGCCGCGCGAACCGTCCCGCCGCGCGTCGTGCTCATCATGGCAACCACGCGCCACGTCGCCGCGCTCCGTCGCGCCCCGACGCGCCGACGCTGACGCGCGGCATTCACGTCGAAACGAATCACTTCGGATAGGCTCACTTCGTTCCCCGTATATACACCCCTCAGCGCCTCTCAGCGCCCCTGAATCCTTTTCAGACTTGAACCCTTCGGGCCACGACCATTGAATCCATCAAACGCTTCGCGTACTAACCTCTGAACGCCGACGCTTCGCGCGGCGCACTTCGAACGACAACGCTCCGCGACACGACTACACGGCACGGCTCCGCCGCGAAATTAATACTAAGATCACCCCCGCCTCCGGCAGGTGGGCGGGGCCGCAAAGTATACCGGCGCCCCAACGGGCTTCCTCCGCGCCTGCCGGCGCGCTA